TTGCCCGAAGCTGTCGAGCGTTGTGCTTCGCGAAGCGAAGCTGACTTCGCAGCGAAGGTGGCCAGGATCGATTGCCCACGCGTGGCGGGTGCGCTGCTGCGCCGAAGATTGCTTGCGTAGCATCGCTAAAGCCTCAGATCCCGGAACGGGTTAAGATTCGCCTTGATTCCGTCAGGAATATCAGCGGTATCGGGAAGCCGATCCTGATACCAGTAGTTAACAAGCTGCTTGATCGCAAGTTTGACCAAACGCAGCGCAGGCATGCCATCGAACCAGACAGGGACATCACTTACCGGCGTCGCCGGAACTGCATCCAGGGTTGCGCTGCCGTTGGAATCGACGGAAGCGATGTTTGCAGTGAAGTCTTTAGGATTGCCTCCGGATGGAGCTCCTGCGCCAGGAATCGTAATGATCGTGCCAACATCTCTGGACAGGAAAGGGAAGTCGCTGGTTAGCGTAGCTGACCCGGCATTGGTGCTCACCGTGATCTGGCCTTGGGAACCGGATATGTAGTCCACCAGGACGGCGTTGGTTACGACCCTCGCAACCGGCCACATGGTGCCAAATGGAGCCGGGGTCAGGCGTGCCGGCTGCGAATCCAGATCCGCCAAATAGCCCTCGCCCTCAACCATCGTCTGCGAATTGCCGTTTGCGTCCTGGTATTGAAAGTTAAGGATCTTCCGCACCTGAGGAAAGGGCGGTACGATTGCGTATCGAATTCCGACCAGGACGGAGTTAGAACCGGATACGAACGGCGAGCTGACCTTTTGCCCGGTCAGCTTGAAATCAACATAGCCAGGAAAGAAATCCATCAGCAGGCGTTTGGTCTGGAAGAGAAAGCTCCGCTCGCAGTAGTTTTCGCACTTGACGCGCGCCGACGTGATCAACTCCGTCAGGAGCTCGTCGTCCGTGGTTGTGACCACGCGCGCATAGGTCTTCATTTGCGCCAGTGAGACGGGCTCCTGTGTCGGCTGAACTAAGGTTAGAAACGCCATTATTCCGCTTTCTCTGACTCAGATTCCGCAGTTGTCAGATCGTTCGAGTCCGAGGGATCAGGCTCCGCTTCGGGTTGGTCGCTGGCGGGCTGGGGATCGAGCGGTTCCGATGCCGGTTCGATTGGCGCAGCTTGCCTCTTCTTGTTCTTCCGTGATCGCGATCCTTTTGATGCTGTAACCGGATCCGCCGGGCCCCAGATCGAGACTGCGGCTCCTGCTTCGTGAGTTGCAGCAGCAGACCCATTCGTCCCACGCGTCACCTTGGGATTGTCGGGGTTCGACACGTCGATAACGACCATGTACTCAAGATCGATGAGGAAGATGCTGCCAACGACAACAGTCATCGGCGTAGAGGCCAGCGCTATGTCAGTATCGATTTCCTTAACGGGCCACTGTACAGCATTGGTCTCTACCGGATCTCCAGTGGGAGGCGGCTCTGGCGGAGTTGGCTCTTCTAATCCGGCGGCGATGCCGGCATCAATCCAGGATGCGGCGAGCTCATCATCCACGTCGACAACTTCGCCCGGCCGATAGCCGAAGTCCTCGAGTTCATAGCGCGGATCTGCGTGACCGGCGATCGACTGAACAATTTTGATTTGCATAGACACCTCAAGAAAACTTCTGACTAGGTGAAAAGAGCCAGGAGCGGAGGCAAAGCCGCTCCCGGCGATTCCAAAACGCAACCTGTTACGTGGTGTTACGTGGCGGAATTGACGAAGACTGCGATCGGATGCGTGCCGGCATCCAACAGCTGACCGTCAAACCGCATGAAGGCCAGGAAGCCAACCTGCAGATAGTCGGCATAGCGTTCCGTCAACCTCATCACCGTGATTCCATCGGCAACATTGCGAACTTTGTACTTCGAAAGGTCGCCGAAAAGAGCCGAGTCGGCGTTGGGCGCCATCGATGCCATGTCATTGTTGATGACATACGGCTTGTCGAGGATAGTGGACGGAAAGCCACTTCCAAACCCGGCGTTCAGGCCTGGCTGCCAGAGCGGGCGGTTGGCGCTATCGGCCAGTTTCCGAGTGATCTTCAATGTGGTGTCATTGAACATGAATGAGGAAAACTGGTTGTCGCGGTATGCCGGATCCACACCATGCATCAGGTCGACGAGGTTGTTGTAGGTCCACCCGGTTGAGGTTCCTGTCGGTCCCGCAACAGTGTTTCCGGCAGCGACAGCGGCCGGCACGATGCCGAAGGGCTCGTTTGTGCCGGTTCCCACGGTGCACTTAAAGTTCTTGAGACGTCCAAGGCGAGTTCCGAGGACTCTCGCGATATGGGCATTCATATCGAAATAGCTATCCTGCATCAGAGCCAGCGGAACCAGAATCAAATCCGAAGTTCCGATGTAAGCATTGAACGTGACCTGCCCGAAAACGAGATCTGTCTCAGTCACCTGCGTGTTGATGGCGAGAATACGGCCCTTATTGGTCGTATCGTTCTCCGTCGGCCACGGCAGCGGCGCACCGGTGTCGGTGGTGAACTCTCCAACCTTTCCTGTAATGCCGCCAAACCATTTCATCGCCTCTTCCAGCTGATCGCTGAAGCCCTGAGGAATCAGGTAGCCGCCGCCGGTGGTTGTGATGGTCTGGGCGTTCTGAATGCCGGGAGTCCCGACAAAGCGGCTGTTCATCAGGACCTGCTCATCGCGATCGAGCGCGCTGATGCCGCCGCGAAGGAACTTGCTGAAGGCCCTGGCGTGCGGGCTATCATCCTTATGCTTGCCGGTGCGCATGCGTGGATCCACATCCGCGTTGCCGAAGGGGACGATTTTGTCCTCAACCGGCCGCGAAAGGTTCTCCTCGAACTCGAACTCTTTGAGCGTTCCTTCCGTGGCCTCGTATTCGGCCACCATCTTGTCCCATTCTTCGCGCTCGAGTGAGGTGCGGACGCGATTCTCCTTCTTCAGGGTGTCAACGGAGGCTCGCATTTGGGTTGCGATGCGCGCCAGCTTCTCTTGCAGATCTTTCTTGGTCATGATGATCCTCGTAGGTTGGATTTGGCGCGCTGACCACCGTCGCCCTGGCGCTGGTTTCAGAGCATGCTTCGCCCCGTCGGCCTTGCGGCCGGTTGTGCGGAACTTGGCTTGAACTTTTGGGCCGCATCACACGGCCCTGGCGCTTTTGGCTTCGGACTCCGGATACGATTCCGGTGGTGACTCCTAAACCTCTCGGGGCACTGTCCCTCGCTGTTTGCTACTCGGGAACTTGATCCGCGTCGAACGGCTATCAGGCTTCTGCGTTTTTGCTTCGCCTCTCACCTGATCTTGAGGCCGCATACCAAGCCGCTCGATGCTCCCTTTCGCCTTCTGGGTATTCGTTAAAACTTGCTGCGCAGCTCGATCAGCTGCAGCTCGGCCTCGAGAGTGCTGAGCTCAATCTCAATCTGAGCGACGTCGTCGACATCGTCGTCTAAGTCCACTGATCCCGCGCAGAGACAGTTGTTGGCGCCGCAATCCTCTGCGTCGCATCCTCGACACTCGCATTCGATGCAGCGGCCGTCCTGGCACGGCGCGCAGTAGCAGCTGCATTCAGCATCGCCTTCATCATTCCGCGGCTCCGTCGCTTTGAGCGCGTCAGGCACCTTGTTGAGCCGCCTGAGAGCCTTGAACGACCGGGCCAGGGCCATGGCTGCGTCGTCATTCTCATCATTCTCCGCGATAGCGGTGGCGAGACCCTTATCAAGGCATTCCTGCGCGCTCAACCAGCTTTCCGCATCCATCATCGCCTTGACATCGACGGCGCTCATGCCGGCGCGGTCGATGTAAGTTTGCCCCACCGACGCGGAGACCTTGTCCAGCGTATCAGCCATCTTACGCATCGCGTCGGCATCGCCCATGGCGAATGACCAGGCGTTGTGAATCATCATCATGGCGTTGTTACCCATGGTGATGTTGTCGCCGGCCATCGCAACGATCGACGCTGCTGAGGCCGCGATGCCATCCACGAAAACATTAACCGGCTTCTTCTGCGCCCGAAGCAGGTTGTAGATGGCAATACCTTCGAAGGCGTCGCCGCCTGGCGAATTGATGCGCACAGAGATCGAGGTGAAAATGCCTGCCTCATCGATCGATTGCTTCACCGTCTTGGCAGTAAGGCCATCGCCGAACCAGTCAGCTCCGATATCTTCGTAGACGAGCAGCTCGAGATCGCCGCCAGGCTGGACGGAGGCGCGAAACGTAGGCTTGCATGCTTTAATCTTCATCGTCATTTCAATTCGGCCTCCTGAGCGTGGCTCGTTGCTGGTTGATAAACTCTTGCAGCAGGTCAAGTACGTTCGGTCTTTCCGCACTGGACATGTAGAACAGATTCTTGCCCTCAAACTCGAAGATAAGCAGCGCGAAGCCGTAGCCGGGAGCAGCGTGCTTTATGCTGTCGCCGACCATGCCACCAATGTGCTTCAGCACGGCTTCAACTTCAGGATCGCGAATCTTGAACTCGCTCGGCATTGCTTCTCCTATCCGATCAGGGCTCGATAGAGCGCGGTACAGACGTCATCGGTGACGTGGCGAGCGATAGCGGATGCGTCAGTTCCCCAGGTGAGAGATT